CAATGCACTGCTATCAGATATAGTAGAACCAGATAAATTTATATCTCCAACTATTACTTTTGAGTTAGTGGTGTCAACTGTGAATACATCACCACCATCACCATTCTTGCGTACCAGTAAGGCTTCTGTGTTGGTTACATCTATTACCTGAGTACCTTCTATTATTTCATCAAAACTAAGTGAGCCACCGCCATCTACCTGGAGATCACCATTGATGACCAAATCTCCTGTGATCGTACCGCCAGAAGATATTTGCGCTGATGTGTTGCTAATTAAATTTTTAAAGGATGCCATGTTACGCTCCTATGCTAGTACGATGCGTACAGTAGCTGTCGCACCTTTGCCGAGTAAGTGTAAATAAACTGCTGAACCAATACCATGAGGTACATTAAGTTCGTATATAGTATCTCCGCCCGCTAAATACAGGCTATTTGACGCGTTTATCATATCACTAGAGCTACTACTGAATCCATAATAAATATCGCTACTAGGCTGTAATATGACGCTGTGTACCGAGCTTACATCTAAATTATATTCTGAGCCTGTGGCAACACTTTGTGCGGATTGTACTGAATGATTTGCAGAACTGCTGATATTCAGTGATTCAACCACTGAATGTTTGGATAGATCAGCCATCTTGTTTCTCCTTTATGAATGCCTTACCGAGCGTGACTTGTCTCATGGGCATTTCGGTTATTCTATGATGTTTTGTTCTCTTAAACTTGCATCACTTATTGTTTTCATATGAATCATTGGACTTGCTATCAACTTACGAACCTTTACAGATTTGCATTTTGGGCAAGTAATTTTATCATCTTTGGACCATAATAGTTCCCACTTATAGTTGCAACGATGACATAGAAAATCGTTTGTTTTCATTTTTTCTTTTTTAAACTCATCTTTCTCTTTGGCTTTTTAACTTCACCTTTTTCATTGCAAGGTTCGCAGCCATCTTTGATGTATGCATCAATCTGTTCTTTACTAATTGAATCTAGCTTACCAAAAACTGACCCATCTTTTCTTTTAAAATATTTCATTTTATCTCCTTAAAACTGGGTGGGCCATAAGACCCACCCAATCATTATTCCTTACGGATTGTTGAAGTTTACAACTCCAAGTGACGTGCTAGAAGCACCATGTGATAAAGACGCACCGAACAAAATGTCCGCGACCACAGATGTCAAATGTTCCATTAGGCTTTTTATCCTAAATCTCAAACTTTCGTCTGAGTATCGGCATACCTTTTCATCTCGTAAGATGGTGCGGACTCGTGGGAGAATTATTTCATCTCCTATGCTCTGCCCCTGACTACACTTCGTGTAGCCTTCGGTTCGGGTTAGCTTATCAAAGGACTTAGCCTTCCCGCTTAATACCGCACTAATAATTTGCATAGTCACCTACGCAAACGCCAAATTAATAGCTAGGTGGTCAATGTCGTAGGCCGACTGCACCCTTGGTGCAATCTGCATAGCCATGTACACTGCTTCTTTTTTGAATATGGACGCTGTTTCATCTCCACTTCCACCATCATCATCCCAATCTGTACTAATGAAAGTTGGCATTCCATAAATCATGCCTACTCCACCAGATACGTTAGGATTCTGCTCATCACCTCTACGAGATGAATCAAAGAAGTCTTGAAGACCTAACAATCCCATATATGCAGCAGGAGAAGCATACAAGTATGTTTCACCATCAGCATAATCAAAACCTGCGTCAAGCAGTTTTTGTAAACCACTACGTAGCAACGCAGAGGTTATGGTATTATCACTTGATAAACTTACATCATTACCAGTTGCAGACTGCAAAATTGTTACTGCGAGGTAATTTTCGACCTTTTTTGCAAGTGCATAACCCATAGATTGCGCATATGCACCAAAGAGGTTTGCTGACTCCTGCACGCGAACAATATCTTCTATTCTCTTTGCTTCATAATGATGTTGATCAACAGTAATGGTGACTTCACCATCAGTGTTGTTTTGATACGTTACCGCACTTCCTGCGGATTTTGCGGCGGCAGTCTCCTCTGTTACCTTTGGTATATGGAGTACATCTCCAGAAGGTAATTCGGATGAAAAGTCCATCACCTGATTACGCAACTCAAACTTACGCTCTGCGTAGTCTAAAATTGCGTCACGCCATCAATTGTTACAGTGAGTTTTTTATCTCACATCTCCACATTTCTATGGAGTATCGGCATATCTTTTCTACTCAGTAAGTAGTCGCGGACTCTTGGATGGATTATATCTTTTCACCATCTATGCTCTGCCCCTGACTGCGCTAAACACAGCCTTCGGTTCGGATTGCCTTATGCTATTGCACTTAGGTTTCCCGCTTAATTCCGCAATCATAATAATCATAGTTACCTATGAAAACGTCCTGTCGAACTCTGGGATGAACTTAGCCGCGGTGGTAGTTGTTACGTTACCATCAGCCATTGTTTCTTTCCTTATTGACTTTTGCGCTTATAGCTTTCCAATATGTTACTCCAGTTCATTCTGCGATCAGAGTCTTTTATCTTTCTAAGATCAACATTATCGTTATTTACTGGCGCAGATGGAGAATTGGAAACTGCTACGCGCTGTGTTCTGAATTTCTTAACTACGGCACGAAGTGCTTCTATGGGTAACTTCCCAAATGTTTCATGCTCGTCCTCTGGAAGTTCACTAAGAAGTTCTGTACGTAATGACGCTTCTTGCTGTTGCGCCATCTCCACAATGGGTTCGAGTTCTGCGAGCTTGGTAGCGCGCTCCTCGGCAAGAGACTTCCATTGTTCCTGCTCTTCTAGTTGTGAAATCCGAGTATCCTCGATTTCTTTGCGAAGATTTGCAAGTTCGGTTTCGGCTGCTTGAGCGCGACCTCGATATTTCTTGCTCTCCGCGATCAGATTACCAACTTCGAGTTGCTGTTGGTTCTGCTCTGCTGTTTGTTCTGGACCTACAGGATCAACTGTTGGTTCAGGCACTGACTGTGCTACTTGTTCTTCGGACATACTGTCACTCCTATATGTTTAACTTTACGTGTGTCTTGCTCATACGTGATAGGTTCTTGCCAATTGTATTGGCGAAGTCTTTTACAATTCCTTTTTCTACCTCATCGCCTAATTCGTTATGTTTTTTCTTCTCTGGTTCTACAGTAGATCGAAAAGGCATTTTTCCTTCACCTTCATTGTGATTGAAAAACTTTGTGCCTTGTTTATTCTTTTTAATGCCGTATAAATATTGTATTTCTTGATTTTTCTTTACTGTGGTACGTTGGACTTTAAATGCATTTAACATTTTACCACTTAATTTTAAATTAACATCATTTCTACCTACGCCTTTACGTTTAGCGTATGCCTTGCTATATTTCTGAAAAGATTTACCTTGATAATCTTTACCACTAGCAATTTGATCTTTGGTACGCCTAACTGTGTTATCGGCCATCCTCTTGACATCAGATTCCTTAAACTTTAGTATGTCTTGCAGTTTAAACATCTACAGGACTCCAGTAATGTCTACAACGCACGCCACCACCATGCTCATATGCATCTGGCTTGACTTGTCGTATCTCAGACTTGGTTAATGGTCCACTAGCTAAAAATGTTCTACATATCGGTCTAGTTTTCTCATCATCTGGTCCAATATACTCATATTCAGTATCTTCTGGTAAACCTAACGCCATTGCACCTATTACAGAACGCCTGTAATCGCCTAATAACGTTACGATTATGTTCTCAGACCGAGGTACATTTGTCTTAACTGAATTACGCATCAAATCCTTTAATTGTTCACCGCGCAGGCCACTAGAAAGACCTGAAACCATTGCGCTTTGCATTGAGTTAAACACTTGTCTACTTACTCCCTCTATTCCCTGCCTTGATAAATTTTGGATAGCCAAGAGTTGTGTTTCGCTTGGATTCCCAAAAAACGGCAAATCAGTAAGAATATCTTCTGTTGTAGCCATAAAGGAGTTGATTGCGGTAGAAAAGCGTAGCTCTTCAATAAAATAGGACGAAAAATCAATCGCAGCGACAATACCCAATATTTCCGCTGTAGAGATACCTTCTTCCTCAAGGTTTTCCACATCCTCTGTAAATCCAGTGATGCTATTATCGATACTGCTTTCATACGAGTTAACTGTTTGGTCTATTGTTGGCATTTAAGATATTGAGTAGTCTGTTTTGTGGTGCAGGTTCTTGTGCTTGTTCTTGTTGTTCTTCAAATCTAGCTTTATCTTCTTGACTTGCATCTGGATTATGATAATCAAACCAATCCATTGGTGTAGATAAATTACGATCAAAACGCCAACTCCATAGCATAATCTCTGCTTCTGGTGTTAATGCGTAGTTTGGTTCTAAGAAGTCAACACTATATTCATCACCTACGTTGATATTTGCTTCTACTTCTAAAATCTTTTTGTCTACTTTATATCTGCGCTGCTCCCAAGGTCTCCATGTGTCCTCAGTCATTGCGCTGCGCTCATCCATGTTTTCCATTT